TTCCTGCTGGACCGGATTCCGGACTACTACGAGAGGCTGAAGAACAGCTACGACGCACGCTTCTATCAGCAGGAGGCCCTCGGGGAATATCTGAGCATGCAGGCCGGGCGTGTGTATTACGCGTTCGACCGGAAAGAAAACGTGGCGGCCCTCGAAGTCGACCGGGACCTGCCGCTACGGTGGGCGTTGGATTTCAATGTTGACCCGATGTGCTCGGTGATCGTGCAGATTCGGGGCGAGATGGTGTACGTGCTCGACGAGATTGTTCTAAGCCCGGCGAGCACGTACCAAGCGTGCGAGGAGTTTGCCAATCGGTACACGTCGCATCCGGCGGGGGTATGGGTCTATGCGGACGCGACGGGCACTGCGCGGCAGACAACGGGAACTTCGGATGTAGAGATTCTCAGGAAGTTCTTCGGCAGCGGCGCATACGGGAAGGCGATGTTCAGCGTAGCGAAGTCGAATCCGCCGGTGCGGGACCGAGTGGCATTGATGAACGCGAAGCTGGCGGCAGCCAGCGGCAAGCGGTCGCTGATGGTGGGGGAGCGATGCCCGGAATTGATCCGGGATCTGGAGCAAGTGGTTTACAAGGACGGGACTCAGGTGATCGATAAAGAACGCGATTCGCAGCGGACGCACTTATCGGATGCGCTCGGCTACCTGGTGTGGAATGAATTTCAGGCGCGGCGCCCGCTGGGCCGGAGCCAGAGGCTGATCACCTAAGCGGGGAGCGAGAGGAGCACAGGTGTTGGACATCGATCAGGAGCATCCGGACTACGTTGCGCAGAAGGCGATGTGGAGACGGTACCGCGATTTGTACACGGGCGGGGAGCAGTTCCGGGTCAATGCGCAGGACTATCTGGTGCGGCGGCAGAGAGAGCCGGGAGACGTTTACTCGGAGCGGCTGAACCGGGTGTTTTACGAGAACTACGTGGGTTCGATCGTGGACTGGTATGCGGCAACGCTGTTCCGCACGGAGCCGGTCCTGACGTTCGAGGGGCAGAACGAAGCTTCGAGGCGCTTTTTTGCATCGTTCGTGGACGACGTAGACCGCAAAGGGACGCACCTGGCGGAGTTTTTCCGCCGCCAGTTCATCGAAGGGCTGATAACAGGCGCGAGCTACACGCTGGTGGATTTTCCGAGAGCTTCGGCGAAGTTCGGCACGCGTGCGGAGGAGGATGCGGCCGGGGCTTCGCGCGCATACCTAGTGGACTATGCGGCCGACGACGTCATCAATTGGAACCTCGACGATCGGGGGAATTTCGATTGGGTAGTGATCCGGACGAAGACGCTCAAGAAAGACAAGGTCGGGGACCGAGGCTGGCGGACGGAGAAGCGGTGGGCGTATTACGACAAGCATTGCTTCCGGATCTACGCGAGTTCGCAGGACACGGGCCTGGAGAGCGGGCCGAGGCTGTTGGATGAAGGTACGCACGGGCTGGCGAAGCTCGGGGTGGTGCCGCTGTTCGCGCTGCGGATCCCGCAGGGTCTGTGGATTCTGAACCGCGCGGGCTCGCTGCAACTAGAACATTTCAATAAGTCGAACGCGCTGGCGTGGGCGCTAACTATGGGGCTGTTCGCGATGCCGGTGGTCTATTCCGACCGCGACTGGAGCCAGATGGTCGGCGAGAGCTATTACATTCAACTCGGGACGGGAGACCGGTTCGGATGGACGGAGCCGGAAGGAAAGGTTTACCAGATCGCGGCGGACAATCTGACGCGCCTCCAGGAAGAGATTTACCGGGTGTGTTACCTGCCGCAGGCGGGAGGGTCGCTGGACAAGAGCGCGCGGTCTTCGGGTCTTTCGAAGCAGATGGACTTCGCGATTACGCAAGAGGTGCTGCGGGCCTATGGCGACGTGGTCAAGGACCTGGCGCGAAGGGTACTAAGGGCGGTCGGGGCGGCCCGCGAGGACGGGCTGGAGATCGGGGTGACGGGGATGGACGAATTCGACATTTCGGACTTCTCGATGGAACTGGCGGATGCGGCGAAGCTGCTGAGCTTGGGAGTGGAGTCGCCCACGTTGAAGAAAGAGGTGTTCAAAAAGCTGGCGCTCAAATTTCTGGGTGACAGCCGCCAAGAAATTAAAGACCGGATTGCGGCGGAAATCGAGGGGGTTCAGACATAAATGTCCGAAGAAAGGAACGATATTCGGGAAATTGTGCAGTTAGTGATCCAGGAATTCGTGCGAAGCGAACACAGCAGAGCAGAGCCGGGGTATAAGGCCGAGCTGGCGGAAGAGCGGAGGAGGCGCGAAAACCTGGAAAGGCGGGTCAACGAACTGGTGGCAGAGAACGAGAGGGCTCGGGCGAAGGCCGAGCAGGCTGAGCGAGGCTCGGCGATTCGCGCCGAACTGCAACGTCTGGGCGTCGCGAAGGTGGATTTGGCATATCGGGCGGTGCGGGACGAGATCGTGCGCGGAGAAGACGGGCGGCTGGTGTCACAGGACGGAACGGAGATGAAGGAGTACCTAACGCGGTTCGTCGGGGAGAATCCGGAACTGCTGCCGGCCAGGCTGGCCGGCGGATCGGGGGCGCCGGCGGGCCAGCGAAGCACGAGCGGGCAGGGGTCAGTGGACGTGGACAAGATCAAGCCGGGGATGGATCCGGAGGAACTTGAAAGGGTGAGGCAGGAGATCGCGAGAGTGGCGTCGCAGACGCTGCGCGGGTTGTAAGACGGAAGGCGAAAAAGGAAGGAACAAGGAGTAGAGATGGGAGCAATTACCTCGACAAATGTAGCGACTGCGATTGTCAAGCTCGTGGCGGCGGATGCGCTGCCCGCGCTGATGGGGAACCTGGTGATGGGGAACCTGGTCAATCGCGACTATGAGCCGGTGCTGGCGCAGGCGGGCGACACGGTCAACGTGCCGATTCCGCCGACTCTAGTGGCCAATAACATCGCGGAAGGGAGCACGGTGACGCTGCAAAACCCGAGCCTGGGCAACGCGCAGATCGTGCTGAACACGCACGCGGAGGCAACGTTCCAGATTCCCGACGTGACCAAGGTTCTGGCGGTACCGGATCTGTTGAAGCTGTACATGCAGCCGGCGGTGGTGGCGCTGGCGGAGCGAATCGAATCGGACTTGCTGACGCTGTACCCGTCGTTCACGGCGAATGCGCCGGTGGGCGCGGGCGGAACGGCGATCACTGAAGCGGTGGTGGATGCGGCGGAGACGGCTTTGTTCACGGCGAAAGTTCCGGCGAGCGCCGCGAAGTACCTGGTGGTGGACTCGGGCACGTATTCGACGCTGCGGCAGATCCCGCGATTCAGCGAATTCAACACGGCCGGGGAAGCGGGCTTGCGGGCATTAATCGACGGCGCGGTCGGCAAGATGAAGGACTTTTATATCTTCCGCTCGCAGTTCGTGGCGAAGACAGGAAGCAATCCTGTGACGACGCACAATTTGGCGTTCGCGCGGGATGCGATCGGGCTGGTGGTGCGGCGCCTGCCGCAGCCGCTGCCGGGGACCGGTGCGATCGCGGAGTACGCGGAACTCGGCAACTTCGGAATGCGCGTGACGATGAGCTATCAGCCGAATACGCTGGCGCAGCAATTCACAGTGGACGTGCTGTACGGGGCGGGCGTTCTGCGAAATAACTTCGCGGTGCAGGTGAACAGCTAGGGAGAGGATCGGGCAGCCAGGTCCTTCTGGCTGCTCCCTTCGCTATGGATTTGCGCGTCTATTATCAAAAAATTCGAAGCATCGAAGCGGAGATCCGGGAACCCTTCGCCGTAATTGTGAGCCGGGAGACTCCGGACGGCGGCCGGGCGGGCGTAAAGAGCGAGGTTCCGCGCGCGGTGGCGGCCAAGCTGGTGGCCGAGGGCAAAGCCGATTTAGCGAGCCCGGAGGTGGCGGCGAACTTCCGCGCACAGGAGCAGAAACAGTGGCGGTTGATGAGCGACGCGGCGGAAACAGAACGAGTCCCGGCAGGGGTGAGGAAAGATCGCGTGTCCGACGTGAAAAAGGGATAACACATGCTGTTGACTGATGGAAGTCCCAACACGACCGAGGACCTGAGGGTATACGAATCGGCGATTCTGAATGTCGCGAATATGGAGCGCATCGAACTGGATGTGAAGCTGAACCTGGCGACCGAGGAGATCTCGGAGGACATTCTGGATCTCCTGCTGGATCACACGCGGTCGAGCGATCCGTTATCGGGGATGCGAAGAACGCTGGGGGTCTCAGACGTTGTTGTGACGCCGCAACTGAAGCGGTGGCACGCGGTCCACACGCTGGAGATCGTATACCGGGACGCGTTCAACAACCAGCTTAACGACCGGTACCAGGCGAAGTCCAAAGAGTATCACGAACTATCGAGGAATGCGCGGGAACACACGTTCCGCTACGGGATCGGCCTAGTGTACACGCCGATTCCGGAGGCGCAACCGCCGACGTTTAACTTTGTGGAGGGTCCGCTTCCGGACACAATTTATTACGTGCAAGTGACATGGGTCGGGACGGGAACGAACGCGGAGGGCGCGCCGAGTGCGGAGACAACCTACGAGTCGCCGGCGGGAAGCGTGCCGGTGGTGACAGCGGTGAATCCTCCGGCGGCGGCGATCGGGTTCAACGTCTACATGGGGCTCAAGCCGGGAAGCGAGACGCTTCAGAACCCATCGCCGATTCCGTTGGGATCGAGCTTCACACTGCCGCCGGCGGGTTTGGTGGCAGGGACCCCGGCCGGCACCGGCCAGATCCCCGACACATACGTGGTGGGCGGCCTTATGTTGAGGCGGGGATAGCAAATGGCATCCACGGCGAGCGTAGCAACGAGCAAGATGGTCGGGTTTCTCACCGCGGGGGAAAAGGGGTTGGGCGCGGCGATCACTCAGGTAGGGAGCGAAGCGGGAGTTTCCCTTGCGCCCATCCCGGCCGGGCACATCGTGGACCAGAACGTGCCGTTCGATCTGGAAGAAAAGGCTCTGGTGACGAAATATCCGAGAATTCATGTGTATTCGGATCGAGTCCAGAATTTATTGACGGAGAAATTCCGGACATTTTCGGGAAAAGTGCGCATGGTGGTGGAGGTGGGCGTCTCGCAGGACCGGCTGGAGGGAATCGAAGAGCAGCTCCGGCTTTACGTGGACGCGGTGACCCAGGTGCTGGACGCGAATCGCGGGACGTGGGGGCAGGGGGCGTTTTTCACGGGCGGCTACGAGGTGAGTTTCGGGCCGGTCCGGCACGGCGGAAGGAATTTTTTGCAGGTCGCGAAGGTCGCGATGGACGTGGATTTCTCGGAATAGGACCGGGGTTCCAGAAAAGAATTCACACGGAGAATTATGTCTTGTTATGTCTCGTCGAATGACAATCGGGTGTATGTGGCGCTGGAGGGGAGCTACGGGCAGGTTCCAGCGATCACGGAGCAGAACCGAATTTCGCTGGTGAAGCTGGGGGCCAAGCAGGTTCCGGTGCAGACGGGGCGCCGCGACAAAACCGGCAGCCGGACGTTCGCGGGCTTGCCGAACCGCATCCGCCGGACCGTGAGCTACGAGCTGAGCACGTTCATGACAGCGTGGACCGATACGTCGGCTCCGCCATCGCACGGGCCGCTGTTTCAAGCGGCGCTGGGGGGGGCTCCGATGCTGTTCGCGGGCGGCACGATTCAATCGGTCACGAATCAGACGCAACTGCAGTTCAACGCGCCGCACGGGCTGGCTCCGGGGCAGGGGATCGCGTTTCAGGATGAGATGCGGTTCGTAGCGGCGGTGCAGGACTCGACGACGTTGTTCGTCAACGCTCCGTTTACGAGTCTGACCGCGGGGTCGGCGGTGACGGCGACGGCCACCTACGAGCCGGCCCAGGACCTGGGCAGTGTGAGCATCTTCGATTACTGGGATCCGAGCGATGCGGTGCAGAGGATCGTGACGGGCGCGGGGATCGACAAGATGCGGGTGAAGGTGAACGGAGACTTCCAGGAGTTCGATTTCCGCGGGCCGGGGAGGGACCTGATCGACAGCGTGAGCTTCGCGAGCGGGGACGGCGGGTTGACGCAGTTTCCAACCGAACCGAGCACGCTGGGATTCGATTACACGATCGTGCCGGGGCATCTGGGACAGGTATGGATGGGGGCGACGCCGCTGCGGTTCTTTACGCTGACCGCGGCGGAGCTGACGCTGGATAACCAAATCGCTCAGAGGCTGCACGAATTCGGCAGCGATTTTTCCCGTTGCATTCAAGGCGGGGCGCGTGAGGTGACACTGAGCTTCAGTATCTTCGAGCAGGACGACGCGCAGACCAAGGCGTTGTACCAGGCAGCGCGGCAGCGGTCGCCCATCAGCGTGATGGTCCAGTTGGGCGAACAGACGGGGCAGTTATTCGGGGCGTACATGCCGGCGATGGTGCCGGAGGTACCAGAGTTCGACGATCGCGACACACGGCTGCAATGGAAATTTCAGAACAGCCGGGCACAGGGGACGGTGGACGATGAGCTGTACATCGCCTTCGGTTAATCGCTGGGCGGCGAGCGTGTGGTTCGAGGCGGAGAGCTGCGCGGGGGTGCGGTTCCGCGTTGCGCGGATGACGTTGGGACGGCGGATTGATCTGGCGCGACGGATCCGGGAGATCGGGCGGAAAATTGAGTTTCTGGACGCGAGCGCGGACCTCCGCGAACACATCGAAGCAGCGGCGCTGAAGGCGGAAATCGACCGGGCGTACCTTGAGTGGGGGCTGGAGGCGATCGAAGGGTTGGAGATCGATGGCGAGGCAGCGACGCCGGAGATGCTGATCGAGCGCGGGCCGTTGAACCTGGCGCTGGAGATGCTGGAAAAGATCCGCGCAGAATGCGGGCTGACGGAAGCTGAACGAAAAAACTGATCATCGCATTTCATTTCTTGCGGTCCGACGCTGCCGGGTGGAAATGCGATGAATGCCGACGGCAGCGGTTGGAGGCCCGGCGGCGGTGCGGGTTCCTGCGCGAGGACCAAAGAGGGCCGTCGCGAGTGGTGTGGCTAAGCGGAAACGCAGCGGCGGAAGAGTGCCCGACGTCGCTGGTGACTGCGGCGAGCGTGGAACTAGTGGAGAAGTTCTTGGCGTGGAAATTCGCGGGGCCGGCGTATTTCGGGCAGAGGGAAATGACGGCTCGCGAGGCGGAGGCGTTCACGATTCTGGAGCAGGAGTGGCGGGCAGATGGCAAGTGATGAATTGACGCGGGAGGGATTGATGCAATCGGCGCTCCGCAGCGTGGGCGGAAGGGGCGGGATCAACGAGCCGATCACGCACCTCAGCGCGCTGTTGCGGCAGCTCCAGATCGTGGGGCCAGCGCAGACCGGGGCCGTCCAGACGAACACGGCGGCGGTGAATCAAGACACGCCGGAGCTGGGGCGGGGCCATGGGCTATCCGCGGTGGGGCAAGCGGTGAGTTCAACGGGGAGTTTGGGGCTGAGTCCGTTGATTACGGGACTGCTGAGCTTGTTTGGGGGCGGAGAAGGCGGGAGCAAGCCGGCGACGTTCCAGAAATTCGTGCTGCCGGAACCGCTAAACGTGAACGCGGTTGCGAGCGAGGGGATGACGGCACCGCCGCTTTCATCCGGGGGCGTCACGGCGCAAGGCCATGTGAGCGGCAGCGCGCAAATCACCGTACAAGTGCAGGCGTTGGACAGCCGGTCGTTTCTGGATCACAGCCAGGATATCGCGGCGGCGGTGCGCCAGGCGATGTTGGAGTCCAGCATATTGAACGACGTGATTCGCGAGATTTAGCGGCGGATAGATCAAACACATGGCTGATTTTCCAGTTTTGAAGACGGGGGCAATTGCGCAGTATCCGGCGGATCGGGGAACGCTTTTTTCGACGCAAGTATACCGGTTCCTGGACGGGAGCGAGCAGCGGTTTCCGGCATACGGGGCGGCGTTGCACCGATGGTTGATCCGGCTGGACCTGTTGGATGAAGGGGAGTTGGAAACATTGAAGCAGTTCATCGAGAGCGTGGGGGGCCGCTCGGGCAGTTTCTCTTTCACCGATCCGTGGGACGGGACTTTCTATTCGAATTGCAGCCTGGAAGGCGACTCTCTCGTGGCGATCCTGCGAGGGCCGAAACGCGGGGCGAGCGAGGTGGTAGTGAAGGAGAACCGGTAGAGTGCCGCAGCTTGTTTTTCCGCAGTTGACCACGGGAGCGGTAGCGCTATATCCGGTGACTCGCCGGGTGAATTTGAGGACGGTAGTCAACACGCTGGCGGACGGGAGCACGGTGGTGTTCCGCGATCCGGACGCGGCCATGACGGGGTGGGAACTCAAGGCGCGCGGGCTGAACTCGGCGGAGTGGAGCGCGATCGAGGCGTTGTTCAACGCGGTGGCGGGCCGCTGGCAGACGTTCACGCTGCTGGATCCGGCGGGGAACCTATTCGCGCAGAGCGAGGACCTGGGGGCAAGCCCATGGACCAAGGGACCGCTGATCCAGTTGACGGCAGGGATCGCAGACCCGCTAGGTACGGCCCGTGCCACGAGGGCGGTGAATACGGGGCAAGCGGCGCAGGCCGTGGTGCAGACGCTGGCAGTCCCCCAGAATTTCGTGTACTCGATGAGCGTATGGGCGCGGACGGAGGCGAGGTCGGGCGTGACGCTGCTGCCGTCAGGGGAGGCGTTCGCGCTGGGGCCGCAGTGGCAGAGAATTTCTACACGAGTGCGGCTGGGGCAGAGCGGGACGGGGATTACGTTCGGAGCGCAACTGGAGGCGGGGGCGACGGTGGATCTGTTCGGGATGCAAACGGAGGCCCAGCCTGCGCCTTCCGACTACAAGAAGACGGGGGAGACGGGCGGGGTGCGGACGGCTCGGTTCGCGTCGGATGCGTTTACGGTGAGGGCGCAGAGCATGGATGTCTACGACGTGGCAGTGCGGATGGTAAGCGCGGGAAGCTAGATGCCAACAATCGATCAATTCAAGGAGCAGGAAGCGGCACCGACTCCGCTATTTCTTTTCGACTGCACACTGGTCTCAGGCGCGACGGAACGATGGAGCACGCACGCCGTCACCGTAGGCGGGAGCGCATACAAGGCGCGGCTCTTGAAACACAACCTGTTCGAGTTGGCGGGGGCCTCGGACGCGGCGAAGGTATCGATCACGCTGGCCAACGCCGATTCGTATTATTCGCAGATTGAGCGCGAGACGGGGTTCCGGGGCGCGCAGGTGACCGTGACATTCCTGTTCTACGATCTGGGGGGGAACCAAGCGGCATCGGAAGCGCGGGTGATATTCCGGGGCACGGGAAACACCGCGGATGAGATTACAGAGCAGGGGTTGCGGGTTACGTTCGACAACCGGCTGAATTTGCAGCGCATCATTCTGCCCGATGCGCGAATCGAGCGGCGATGCCCGTGGGCGTTTCCGGCGACGGCGTCGCAGAGGCAGGAAGCGCTGACGGGCGGCGTCAAAGGGATTTATTCGGCGCTGTACCGCTGCGGGTACTCAGCGGATCAGGCGGGCGGCGTGGGGAATCTGAACGCGGGCGCGCCGTTCACTTCGTGCGACTATACGCGCGCGAGCTGCACGGCCCGGGGGATGTTCGACCAGGACCAGTCGAACAACGTAACACGGCGATTCGGCGGAATTGAGTTTTTGCCGCCGCAGATTCTAGTGCGAAGTTTCGGGCAACAGGGATCGCACGCGTCGCCGCTGGGGGAAAATCAAACGCTCTACAACGATTTTGTTCCGCTGGTGTACGGAACGGCGTGGTATGAACCGCCGGTGGTATTCGCGCGCAACGACGGCAACCTGACCCATGTGGAAGCGCTGCTGGGGATGGGCGAGATGGCGGGAGTCATCAAGGTGCTAGTCAACGATATTGAGATTCCGCTGGGGGTGGCGGGGATCGATATGACTCCGACGGGTTGGTACAACGTAGTCAGCACGGGCACGCGAACGGGGGCGTTCAACCTGGATTTTACGGACGCTTCGGGGAATCCGCTGGGCGACCCCCACGGCAGCATGGCGTATCTGAACGTGGTGGCACCGAACCGTATCAGCAACGGTCAGACGCTGCCTCGGGTAAAGGTGCTGGCGCAGGGATTGAAGATCGAGCAGTTCGATTCGAACGGCGCATCGCTGGGCGCGTCGTTCACTAACAATCCCGCGTGGGTGCTGCTGGATGTGCTGCGGCGAAGCGGATGGTCTACCCAAGATGTCGATCTGCCCAGCTTCGCCGCAACGGCAGCGTATTGCGGGGAGGCGATCCAGACAACCGATCTGTACGGCAACACGGTGCTGACTCCGCGGTTCGAGTGCAACCTGGTGTTAAAAGAGCGGATCAGCGCGGCGGAAGTAGTGAAGGGGATCCGGCTGGCGTCGTCGCTGATTCTGTCCTACGAGTCCGGCGGGCTGCTGCGATTGCGCGTAGAGAACACGCTGGCGCTGCAACAGCCGTCGCTGCCGCCGGGGAGCAATTCGACAGAGGCGCTAAACGGCGGGTGGCCAGCGTATGAGTTCAGCGATGGCTCGGCTGCGTTTTCAGGAATTTTGAGGAAGCCCAGCGGGGAACCAGCGATCCGGCTATTTTCGAAAAGCGGAGCGGAGGTGCCGAACCGGCTGACGGTGGAGTTCCAGGACGAATACAACGAGTATCAGCAGGACAGCCTGTCGTTGATGGACGTAGATGATTCGCTGCTGACCGGCCGCGAAGTAACGGCAGCGTTTCCGGCGCTGGGGCTGCCGAACTTCGACCAGGCGACGCGCATGCTGAAGCTGGAACTGGATAAAACAATTTCGGGAAATACGTTTGTGGAGTTCGAGACCACGGTGCGAGGCATCGGGCTCGCGCCGGGGGATCTGATCACGCTCACCTATTTGAAGGAAGGGCTGGAGCGACAACCGTTCCGGGTCGTGAGCCTGGCACCAGGGCTGAACTATCAGACGGTGGTGGTGACGGCGCAGTGGCACGACGACAACTGGTACACAACCGGCGGCGCGAATTCGGCCGGGGGGAGGCGGCCGGGAGGCGCAGGGCAGGGGCTGCCGAGGCCGCTGGTAGGCAGCGTGGTCGATGCGAACGGGATGGAAGAGTTCGGCATCACGGAGACAGTCACTCCAACAGCGGACGGCGGATTGTCGGTGACGTTGACGGTGGCGTTCGATCCACCAGCAATTCCGGCTCCGGCGGGCGCGAACATCCCCCTGCTGAGCCTGAATCCGACGATCCAGACTACGGGCGGGACGATAGCGGGCGGGCAGACGCTGTACTACGCGGTGAGCGCGACGGACGCAAGCGGAGTGCAAAGCGCGCTGTCATTTGTGGTGCGGGCCGAGGTGCCGCCGGGGACCGATACGAACTCG